CATCTTCCTGATAATACACTAAATACAACTAAATACGCAACAATAATGGCAGAAGTCACACGTATTTCTAGGACATTTAAGGACATTAGTCTCTCGTTTAAACCGCATCCGGTTACGGGAGACCTTTCTGTGCTTAAAAACGAGAGAGCAATCAACAAATCCGTACAGAATATTGTTGAAACCATTCCTGGTGAGAAATATTTCAATCCAAACTTTGGATCTGACGTTAGATCGATGCTTTTTGAGTTAGTTGACTATGGTAGTTCCGCATTAATTGAAGAACAAATCTTAACTTCTATTAATAACTATGAACCTAGGGTAAACAATGTCAAAGTGGATGCAAATCCTCAACCTGATATCAATAGTTTTGAAATTACGGTGAGTTACGACATTATAGGACAACCATTTCCTTCACAAACATTCACATTCATCCTAGAGGCAGCAAGGTAATGGCATTTACTAAGTTTACTAACCTAGATTATGACCAAATCAAGGCATCTATTAAAGATTACCTAAGGGCAAACTCAGATTTCAGTGGGTTTGACTTTGATGGGTCTAACTTTTCAGTGCTAATTGATACTTTGGCATACAATGCCTATATCAACTCGGTGAATGCCAATATGATTGCCAATGAGTCTTTCCTAGACTCAGCAGTTATTCGTAAAAACGTAGTTTCTTTGGCTGGAAACATTGGATACCTCCCAAGATCCAAGAAGGCAGCTACTGCTAAAGTCAAGTTTACTATTCAGACCGCGTCAGAGACTCCTACGTTGACCCTGAAGGCGGGTTTAGTAGCTGTAGGAGCACAAGATAATACCAATTACGTCTTCTCTATTCCAGAGGATATTACAACTCTAGTAGTAGATGGTGTTGCTCAGTTTGGAACTGACGAAGATCCTATTATTATCTACCAGGGTACGTATTTACAGAACTCTTTCTCCTATGATGGGTCGTTAGATCAGAGATTTATCATATCAAACCCCAATATGGACTACAGTACTCTTGTAGTTCGTGTTAAAGAGCAGAATGATCAGGGTATAGGTAAGGTTTGGGCTAGAGTTAACAATATTATTAAGATTAATAGGGAAAGTGAGATATACTTTATCGCAGAAGTTGAAAAAGAATACTACGAACTCATCTTTGGTGACGGAATCTTTGGTAAGTCACTCATAAATGGTCAACAACCGATTGCAAGTTATATTATTACTGATGGATCTAATGGAAATGGTCCATCAAGGTTCTCATATTCAGGTTCTGTTACAAATGCCCTAGGTGGGGTAGTCATTCCTACCAATTCAGTCACTCTAACCACTCTAGAATCCGCCAGAAACGGCGCAAACATCGAATCTATTGATAGTGTAAGGTATTATGCTCCTAAACTCTATGGAGCTCAATACAGAAGTGTCACTGCACGTGACTATGAGGGCATTATTAAGGAAATTTACCCAAATACCGAGTCAGTTTCCGTTGTTGGTGGTGAAGAGCTCGACCCACCCCAGTTTGGTAACGTCTTAATCAGTATTAAACCAGTAAATGGCACAGAAGTCTCCGATTTCGACAAAAAGAACATCTTAGACGGACTAAAACAGTACACAATTGCTGGAATTAACCAAAAACTCGTCGATTTGAAGATTCTCTTCGTCGAATTGGAGAGTTATGTCTATTATGACGTTACTAAAGTATCAAATGCCGAGTCTTTGAAGACAAATGTCATCAAATCACTTAATTCTTATGCAAACTCCATCGATCTTAACAAATTTGGCGGTAGATTCAAGTATTCCAAGGCACAAAAGGTAGTTGACGATACTAGTATCGCTGTTACCTCTAATATTACCAGAATAATCATTCGAAGAAACCTATCTGTCGCGATTAATCAGTTTGCTCAGTATGAATTGTGTTTTGGAAACGGATTCTACGTTAAAGCCAAAGGTGGAAATATCAAATCCACTGGATTCCGAATCTTTGGGTCTAATGACACAATGTATTTCACTGATATGCCAAATAAAGACCAAGATGGCAATTTAGACGGGTCTAATAAAGGTAAGATTTCAGTAATTACAGGAATCAGAGATGATGATGGTGAATTCAAGTATACAGTAGCTGTTGATAAGGCAGGAATCATAGATTACTCCAAAGGAGAGATACAACTCAACACTTTACAGATTTCAGCTACTAGCAAACCAAACAGAATTATCGAAGTACAAGCCTATCCTATTTCCAACGATATTATTGGTCTAAAGGACCTTTACGTCTCACTTGACGTTGCAGATAGTCAGATAAATATGGTTAAGGACACTATTACCAGCGGTGAACAAATCTCTGGTGTAGGTTTCAAAGTAACGTCAAGTTACGGCAACGGCAAGTTAACACGGTAATAGGTATTAAACATGATCGGTACTGAGCTAGGTATTGACGTGAGGGTTAAGACTCAGGATATTATTTCATCCCAACTTCCTGAGTATATTTTAAGTGAAGCTCCACTCACCGACGATTTTCTAAAACAATTCTATATTTCGCAGGAATTCCAAAGCGGACCTGTAGATATCGCAACAAACCTAGATCAATATCTCAATTTGGTATCACTTACCAGTGAGGATGTTTATGGTGCCTTTAATCTAACGGAAGATTTAGATAAAGACGATACTGTTGTCCATGTTAACTCAACTAAGAGTTTCCCAAATCAGTGGGGACTACTAAAGGTTGGCGATGAGATTATTACCTATACCGGTCTCACCACCAACACCTTTACTGGTGCTGTTAGGGGATTTAGTGGTATCACTTCCTACCGCGGTGGTGGAGAGGATAACAACCCCAATGAGTTGATATTCGAAACCACTTCTGCTGCCGATCATACAGAAGGGGCCCCGGTTGAGAACCTTTCTACTCTATTCCTCAAGAGATTCTATGCTCAAATCAAATATACCTTTGCTCCTGGTTTTGAGAACCTAGAGTTTGTTGGTGAAGTTGGTGTCGGGCAGTGGATTCGTAATGCAAGATCTTTCTACCAATCCAAGGGTAGTGAGGAATCTTTCAAGATCCTATTCAAAGTATTATATGGAGAAGAGCCTCTAGTTATTGATCTAGAGAACTTCCTAATCAAACCTTCTGACGCAGAGTATTCCAGAAGGGACTATTCCGTTGCTCTACCGGTCTCAGGGGACCCTCTAACCCTAAGAGGTAAGACAGTATATCAAAGTAACGCTGAAGATGTCTTTGGAGCTATTTCAGAGATTGAAGTCTTCACAAGAGATAACGAACAATATTACAGAATTTACTTCTTTGTTAGTAATGATGAAATTGCTAATGAAAGAAAACTATTCACCATTCCTGGTAGAACAAGAACTCAGAGAAAATGGAATCAAGGTGATACTACCATTACTGTAGATAGTACTCTAGGTTTCAGAGACAACAATGAGTTTATCACTGCTGATGGTGTAATCTTTAACTATGAAGAGAGAACTGTTAATCAGTTTCTAGGAGTAACGTGTAGTGATGTTGATAAGGAGACTATTGATATCAATGAAGACATCATTGATGACATTACTATTTCTGGTATTAATAATGACGGTGAAACAGTATCCTTAAGGATTACTGGTGTAATCTCAGACCTAGACTTTGGTGGTGATATCCCCTTCACTGCTGTTGATGAGAAGATTGCTGTAGATGTAGTAGGTGAGAACATTGTCTCTGCTGATGTCACAAGACTAGAGCCCACTCAAAGACAAATTATTGCTAATAGTTTCATCTACAATACTTCTGTCAGAATGGAAGTATCAGAGCAGAATGGTTCTGACTTTAGTATCAATGCTGCTTTCTTGGACAAAGCTTTCATTGCTCCTGGTGACTCTGTTGATATTCTCCAAAGAAACTCTCAGACTGTCTATGTTGCTGATCGCAAAGTAACCTCAATTGACTATCTCAATAGTATTATAACAATCAATGACTCGTTTGGCATCCCTCTTGGTCAAGCAGTTGATATTAGAAGGAATCAAAACTATGCAACTAGTAGCACTACGAATATTGAGTATGGTCAGAACGCTGTCCTATCCAATGTCCTAAACCTCTATGATGCTTCTGAATACGATGGTAACTTCTATGTTGCAACCAACTCCTTACCTTCCTATGATATGGAAGTTAAAGTTGTTGAGAGTATCATTACTGGTGTCACCACATCTAACCTAGAAGGTTTCAACTCCTTCACTAATGAGTATTCTATTATTGTATTCGATGAGGATACTGAATTCCGTAATGGTGATTTGGTAACCTATAGGGTTATTGACCAGGACAGACTTAACACTCCACCACTATGTCCCGAAGGTGAGTATTTTGTAGAGGTATTGACAGATGCTAGAAAGATTAAACTATATGTGTCACCTTCTTTCATCGGTAGTGACAATACTGTTGGACTCGTATACGCAACAGGTCCTTCTGCTCACGTCTTTACTTTACAATCTCAGAAAGACAGAAAGATCAATACCAAGAATGTATTCAAGAAGATTCCTTACACTGAGAGTAAGCAGAATGTCACTATCGACAGGACACCTACTGAGACCCCTCTAGACTCCCCTGTAGCTATCCTAACCAATGGTGTAGAGGTATTGTCATATAAGTCACCTGATAAGGTATTCCTGGGTCCTATTGAGGAAGTTGTTCCTGTATCTTCAGGTGAAGGTTATAGTGTATTGACTCCACCAACAGTATCACTCTCAGAACCCAATATTCAGATTACAGACCCAACAGGTATTCCTACTGCTACCACTGCAAGAGTAACTCCGGTTATTACTGGTACGTTGGAGAGAATCTTCATCGACCCACAAGACTTTAGTATTGACGAAGTATTCTCAATTACTGTTGTGGGTGGTAATAGTCGTGGTGCAACTGCAAAACCACAAGTTGAGAAAAGGTCACGGTCTATTCCCTTTGACACCAGACTTGACATATATGGTGGTGGTATTGACCCCAATGATGAGACTATTATTTTCCTAGTCGATCATAAACTAGCTAGAGGTGAAGCTATCATCTACGGCAACAATGGTCAGGAAAGTATTGGTGTAGGTGAAGCAGGTAAAGGTAATGTTAACACTGGTAGAGTTCTTGCTAACGGTGGTGTTTATTATGCAGACCCCGTCAATAACAAAGCAATCAGACTTTATGGATCATTAGAAGATGTAGTGGCAGGTCTCAACACTGTTGGATTTACTTCTGATACAACTGGATATGGTATTCAGAGATTCTCTACTATTGCTGCCAATCAACTTGTCGGTGCTATTATTGATGACAATGGTGGTGACTTCACTTATCGTATGATGGAGTTTCAACCAGAAAACATCTATATTGCCTATGACGAACTTCGTTTCACTAATCACGGATTCAACACTGGTGAGTTAGTGGAGTATGGTACTTATGGTACTGCCGTTGGTGGTCTTTCCACAATCAATAGTTACTATGTTACTGCCTTAGACGAAAATATTCTCAAGTTATCCAATGCTGGTGTTGGTGGTACCAGTACCTTTGATTATAAGAGAGAAGATTATGTAGACTTCACTTCTACTGGTATTGGTACTCAGTTTATTAAGTACCCTGATGTCAGTGTAAATGTTGTTGTATCTTTTGCTTCTACTATTACCGGTGTTGTAGAAGCAACACCTGTGATTCGTGGTGGTATTGTACAAACCTACGTTAATGACGGTGGTTACTATGGTTCTGATATTCTTAACTTCCAAAAGAATCCAAAGATATCAATCAGTAAGGGTGAGGGTGCCCGTGTTAAACCAGTTGTTATCAATGGTACTGTTACTGCGATACAGATTCTAAGTAAGGGTATTAACTATCCTGCTTCACCAGATCTTTTGGTTATTGATAAGACTGATACTGGTAGGGGTTGTGTATTAAGAGCAATTGTTGAAGATGGAAGTATTCAGGAAGTCGTTATTATCAATGGTGGTTTTGATTATGATGCACTCAATACTGATGTTGAGGTTATTGACCCTTCCAAAGAATCTATTCTTATTCCTAGAATTAGGTCCCTAACAGTCAATACTTACGCTAGGTTTGGTTTTGAAGGTCTATCCAACAATGACTACTCCATCGTTGCTTATGATAGAAAACTAAGAGAGGATGTATATAACGATCTAGGTACTCAGCACTCACCTATCATTGGTTGGGCACAGGATGGTAACCCCATCTATGGTGGTTTTGGTGTCGATGATCCAGAGAACCTCAGTTCTGAATTCAGAGCGATGAGGACATCATATGCACTTGCCCCTGATGATATCTTTGGTAGACCTCCACAATCACTCTACCCTGCTGGTTTCTTTGTAGAGGACTATAAGTATACAGGTTTGGGCGACTTGGATATCCATAATGGTAGATATGGTAAGACACCAGAGTATCCAAATGGTGTATATGCTTACTTTGCTGGTATTTCTACAGATGTCCAGTCACTAGAAAGACTACCTCAGTTCCCATACTTTATTGGTCCTGAGTATAGAGATGGTGATGGTCTAGAAACTCCAACAGTATCCCAAGATTTTGATATTAATAGTAAGAATATCTATCGTAACACATTCCCATATGCAGTTGGCAACCTCTACATTGGTAGTGAGTTCCTAGACCAATCTTACTTACAGGATGTACAGGAAACTATCATTCAGTCTATTAATGCAGGTACTGTTGATGGTTTGACTATCGTTGGTGCTGGTGCTAGTTACTCTGTTGGTGATGTTGTTAACTTTGATGACTCTACAGATTATATCAGTGTTGTTATAGACCAAGTAGAGGGTGAGGAAGTAACTAAGATTGAATCTCTTATTAAGAGTTATGGTAAGGAAGAGACAAAGGTAATCAGACAGGATAATGAAACTGTTCGTGTCTATGTTTACCCATATCATACTTATCTTTCCGGTGACAAAGTTGTCCTAAGTGGTTTATCTACTTACACACAACAACTAAACGGTACTCATCAGATTGAATTCACCAGAGACCAAATGACTCTGTATTCTCCCGTAAGGTCATCTACTTTCGAGAGTGTTGAAGATGTATTCGTCAATTCTATCTCTGATAAAGTCTCTGTTGGCTCCAGTATCTGTATTGGTGTTGGTACCATGGCAGAACCCGTGGAAGTTATCAATATCTTCCCAATCAATAAGGCACTAAGAGTTAAGAGACCAGTTGGTTTTGGTGTAACTCATCAAATTGATGAAGTAGTAACTATTTCTCCTCAATACTTTGATATCCGAGAGAGTACAGATACTTTCGAATCTAAGCTTGACATTAACTATTACTTTAACCCCAAACAGACTGTTGCTGTTGGTGTCGAAACTGGTGCTAGTGTTGCTTTGGTATATTCTATTGGTAATATTGATAGTAACCTATCAGTACAAACACAAAGAATCTATGCACCTAGTCACGGATTTGTAACTGGTGAGGAAGTTACTTTTGAGAAGGATCCTATTGATTCTGCTTTCGTAGTAACTGATGGTAAAACTGTTTATGGTCTACCTAGTATTGGTAATACTGCCAATGCATATGTTGTATCACTATCTAAGAATTACATTGGTTTGAGAACGGACCCTGATGGGTCTAACTTATTCTTCTCTAGTAACGGCTCTGATTCCCCTCTATATTCCCTCAGGACGAATAGATTTGCAGAAACTGCCCTAGTAGATAGAATCCAGGCTAAAGTCACTACAGTGGGTGATCACAGGATGGAGAATGGTGATTTGGTTATCACTACAATCTCTTCTCAAGGAAATGCTGGTGTTGGTAGTAATCCAAACATCATTGTTGAGTTTGATGACATCTCACAGACTCTCATTGTGGATCCATCAACAGTAGATCCATCTGATATCAACATTATCACTAATCTAATCACACTTCCCAATCATGGGTATGTTAGTGGTGATGTTCTCCTATACCAAAACACAGGAACTGCTGTTGGTGGGTTAACAACTCATAGTAAGTATTATGTTATTCCATTTGATAGAGATAAGTTTTCTCTTGGAGAAACATTCGTAGATATTAGACCTGGTACTAAGTTACCTATTGACTTCACCTCTGTTGGTGTAGGTACACACCATTTTGCTAAGGTCAACCCTACTCTCACTATTACAAATAATAATGATATTGAGTTTGATATCTCAAGTCCAACACTATTGGATAAGACCTTAGGTTTCTTCTATGACCAAACCCTATCTGAAGGTTTCATTAACAATGGTATTGACGACCCCTTTGTTGTAAGTGGTGTATCTACTGAAGGTTATACCGGAGCCAAGAAGTTTATTGAAAACTCACCCAATAACCCAGATGTATTCTACTATGGTATTTCTAAAGGTGGTTATATTTGTACTGCTGATGACAATGTTAGTAGATATAACTCTATTAGATATGAGGAAAGTCTATATTCTATTAACAGTGAAATAACTGTTGTAGATAACAAGACATTTACCTATACCCTCAACACTCTCCCTGAGCAGAGTATCTACACCGCTCCTGATACTGACTTGTCTTACTTAACAAGTTCCGAAACTGCCTTAGGTGGTATCGGTAGAATGAATATCATCTTTAGTGGTAAGAACTTCACATCACTACCTGAGTTTGAAGGTATTGA